GGTGAAAAATAATATGGATCTGATGAAAGACTTTTGCAAGATAGCTGTTGCTTTGGTTGAATTAGCCGGAGAAGATATGGTATGGAAAAGGATGATAACATTACAGTCAGCTTTGAAAGCAATGGCAAGAAATACAATGTGTGTATAACAGTTTGTGACTTAGGAGGTGCTGAAAATGACACTTGACGAAGCTCTCGCACTGCTTGGTGAGGACGGTGAGCAGAATGACTGACCTCATAATATCTGCTGTCGGTCTCGGCATCTGTGTAGCCGGGATAGCGTTCCTGATATTGAAGGGAGGCGGTGAGGGATGAACGCACATATCGACTCACCTCGTGCAAGGTTCAGGATCCGGAACGGTATCACCGGCGCTTACATACATATCACTCTGTTTCGGATACTTGAATTCAACACCCGTACCGAGGCTATCTGCTACATGAACCGCTGCGGTCTCAACCGGGAAATCTACTACACGGAGGCGGTGCTATGAGAAACTATCAGCGGCAGAAAAACAACCCCTACAAGCTGCCGCACAACCTGTATATGCGGATGCTCTACCTCGTCAGGGACTATGAGCGCATACGCTCGGAGCGTGAGGATATACTTGCAGCATCACCTGCTCCGGATGGTATCCCTCACTCCGGCACCGGCAACCCGACTGAGCAGAAAGCTATTAAGCTTGCGGAGCTCGGTGATAACTGTACAGCCATTGAGAAAGCACTGGCAACTGTGCCGGTTGAGTACCGCAAAGGAGTATGGAATAATATCTGCTATCAGTCACCGTACCCAACCGATGCAGGCGAAGCAACGTACAAACGCTGGCGATGCCGGTTTATTTATGAGGTCGCAAAAAAACTTCACGAAATCTAAAAAATGATACCTGTGGGAAAAAAACAAATGCTATAATAATATCATAGGATTTTATCCAAAGGAGCAGAGGGTCAGGCTGCTCCGGCGGTGATCATTAAATGTCTCCTTTCTTTTGTTTACCGGCAGCACTGCCGGCTATGGCAGAGTAGAGCAGTCGGAGTGCTCGTCGGGTTCATGCCCCGAAGGTCATCGGTTCAAGTCCGATCTCTGCAACCACACACACCAACTGACATTTGATTTCTCCCTCAGGAAGTACCTCGGCAATCGCCGGGGTATTTCTGTTATACATGAAAGGACGGTGAACTTATGGCAAGACCGAGAAAATTCAGAAGTCCGAAAGCACTTGCAGAAAAGTGGGAAGAGTACAAGGAACGCTGCGATAATATGTCTGTGCTGAGCCATGAGTTCAGTGCTAAGAATAGTGAGTTTGTATCCGCAGAACTAAAGCGCAAGGTGACATACACTATCGAAGGTTTTTGTGTTTATACAGGGATAGCGCGTTCAACATTTTATGAAATATACGGTGAGGATGAGAGGTTTTCGGACATCGTTACGCGCATGAAGGAAGAGTGTGAAGCTGACGCCCGCGAGAAATTTGAGCTCGGCGTCATACCTTCTCAGCTTGCAGGTCTCTGGATGTCGAAGTACGGCTACAGCACCAAGCAGGATGTAAACGCAAAGGTCGAGCCTTCACAAAAGCTTGCTGACGTAATGGATCAGATCGGCGGTGAGGGGCTTGAAGAATAATTTCCCTTTATCGCAGAAGTATATCGACTTTGTAAACACGACAAAAGGCGTGACTGCTGAGTTTCTTGAAGGCACCACAGCCTCTGGCAAGACAACCGTAGGAGCAGGCATCAAGTTTATGCGTATGGTGTCAGCCTCGCAGAAGAAGCTGCACGTCATTGCTGCCAAGACCACCGGCAAGGCTGAGGAGACTATCATACAGCAGGACAACGGTATACTTGACCTGCACCATAACGCTTCATACTACGGCAACGGCGACAAAGACTTCAAGCTTCCGCACATCAAGTTCGAGGGAAAGATAATCTATATCCTCGGCTATGATAACCGCGACAAGTGGGAAATGGCACTCGGAGCGCAGTTCGGCTGCGTGTACATCGACGAGATAAACACGGCGGATATTGACTTCGTCCGTGAGATCTCCACCCGAAACTACTACCTCCTTGCAACGCTGAACCCTGACGATCCGACACTGCCGGTGTATAAGGAATTCGTCAACCGGTCAAGACCGTACAGCAAGTACGCGGCGGACGTTCCGAAGGAGATAATGGACGACCTCCTGAAAGAAGAGCCGACACCTCACTGGCGTTACTGGTTCTTCTCGTTCCGGGACAATCTCAGCCTGACACCTGAGGACATCGAGCGTAAGAAGGCAGCTGCACCTAAGGGAACTAAACTCTACAAGAACAAGATACTCGGTCAGCGAGGCAAAGCGACAGGTCTTGTCTTTGACTGCCGTGACAGTAACATAATTACGGCTCAGCAGGCGCAGAATTACAAGTTCACGCTTTTCTCGGCGGCACTTGATACAGCGTACTCGCAGACCTCACCCGACACGATAGCGTTCACGTTTATTGGCATAACCGAGGAAAGAAAGTGCATCGTGCTTGATGAGAGAGTTTTCAACAATGCAGAGTTGACGGTACCGAAAACGCCGTCAGATATTCCGGTTGACTACGTTGATTTTCTTGAACTTAACCGTCAGCGCTGGGGATTTGCCCGCGACGTATACATCGACAGTGCAGATCAGGCGACTATAACCGAGTGCGGCAAGTACAAGCGTCTGACAGGCTGCATATACAACTTCATACCGGCTTTCAAAAAGACTAAGATCATCGACCGCATCCAGCTTCAGAGTGCTTGGATGGCAGCCGGTGATTTTCTTATACTCAGCCATTGCAGGACGCTGATAGCCGAGCTGAACGTTTACAGCTGGAAGGAAGATAAGTACGAACCCGAGGACAGGAACGATCACTGCATCAACTCCTGTCAGTACGCATGGCTGCCATACAAAATGCAGATTGGAGCGATAAAATGAGCATATTCGACAAGATCGGAGAAAGGATGAGAGAAAAAGTGAAGAACTGGCTTCGGCTGAATCCTGCCCCTCAGCAGAGTTTCAATATCAATGAGTACACTACCCGTGAGACTGAGATCATCCGCTCTCAGCTATGGTACAGAGGCGACGCGAACGAACTGTACCAGTTCTTTCATCAGCTCACCGGAGTGCAGGGCAGCTTCTGGGGAAGCGTTCCGTCAGGCGGCACGGTCCGTAAGGTACATAGCGGCATACCTGCGATCATTGCAGATACACTTGCTTACATAGTCAAGTCAGATATGGACGGCATTGAAGCACCGGAAGTATGGAATGAACTTGCAGAGAGTATCGACTTCACAAATATTGTCGGTCAGGCGATAGTTGATACACTCGTCGAGGGTGACGGCGCTTTCAGAATATCAGTCAACGGTGATAAGATAGGACTGGATTTCATAGGCGCTTCACGCTGCGAGTATGAGGACGACGAAATTATCATACATACTCAGTATCCGGCTAAGAACCGTATTTTTACGCTGACAGAAAGGCACGGCAAGGGATATGTTGAGAGCCGGCTTTATGATGAAAACGGTCATGAAGTCCCGCTTGATACGGTTCCGGAACTTGCAGGCATTGAGCCTTATATCGAATTCAGCGGTGATTACAGCCTTGCAGTACCGCTGATGTTCTACGCCTCAAAAAAGTACAAAGGGCGCGGAAAGTCTGTCTTTGACGGCGGTAAGTCTGACTGCTTCGACAGTCTCGATGAAGTCATCTCGCAGTGGTGGGATGCAGTAAGAGCCGGCAGAGTCAAGCAGTATATACCGGAAAGTATGATTCCCCGGGATCCACATACAGGTGCGCTTCTGCCGCCGGATCAGTTCGGCAACAATTATATCTCGGTAAGTGTGCCGGTAATTGAGGGAGTATCTCCTGAGATCAAGACAGTTCAGCCGGATATAAACTACGAAGCATTTGTCAGCGCCTATACTAATGCGCTGCTGATGTGTCTGCAAGGACTTGTCTCTCCGGCTACTCTTGGTATAGATGTCGGCAAGATATCAATGCTGTTCTGATGACGAATGACAACATTCGCGGTATCGTACCTGTCAAGCAGGATGTTACTGTCAGCTTCGGTGAGTACGGAGCTCCTGACTTTGACAGCCGTGTGGAGACTGTGGGTAAAGCTGCTACATACGGTGTTATGTCAGTCAAAACACAGGTGGACGAGCTCTGGGGCAGTTCCAAGGACGATGAGTTCAAGGAAGCTGAGGTGCAGCGTATCATGTCAGAAAAGGGACTGCTCACAGCTAACGAGCCCTCTGTTGGTGATATGTAATGCTTGGTATCGGCGGCATAGTCCGCATATTCGAGGAGATAGAACAGCGGCTTGTGAAGTCCCTGAAACGCAACCTCGGACGGCATAAGGAAGAAGAGGAGCAGGAAGGCTTCAACTGGTCTGCATGGCAGGCAGAGAAGCTCCGCAGCCTGGAGAAGTTCCGCAGAGAGAATGCTGCGATCATGCAGGAGTATACCGAGCAGATAGACACAGAGACACGGCAGATAATGCAGGAGCAGTTCAATGAGGGTGTGAACGGAGTGGACGTTCCGCCTGCTGAAAATCAGCCTGCTTTCTTCGGAGTTGATACGACTAAGGTCAACAAGCTCATCGAGGACGTGACGTACCTTGAAAAGAACGCTGAGACCGCAGCTCTGCGAATGACTGATGATGTATACCGACAGACCGTGAACCGTGTACAGCTCGCTATGAGTACCGGCTCTATGACCTTGCAGCAGGCTATTGACATTGCCGTGAAGGATTTCCTCGATCAGGGCATAAACTGCATCGTCTACCGGGACGGGCGGCGTGTGAATATTGCCGATTACGTCCGCATGGCTCTCCGCACTACGGCTACCAGAGCGGCGCTGCAAGGCAAATCCGCAAAGTACAAGGCGCTCGGTTATGATACAGTGCAGGTCAGCAGTTATGGTATGTGCAGCAAAACCTGTGAGCCGTGGCAGGGGCGCATCTACATCGAGGACACCTTCTCTATGTGGGACGGTGAAGTCCGTGAGCAGGGCGGCATACTGTGGGGCAAGTCCAACTACTGCGGCAAATGGTTTCCTCTGCTGAGCAGTGCCATTGAAAAGGGACTGTTCCATCCGAATTGCCGGCACAGCATAAGTCTCTGGCGTGACGGTGATCCTCTGCCGGAGAGCGTAGACAACTCCGACAGCGAGCGCCGGTACAAGCTGGAACAGCAACAGCGAGCTCTCGAACGCGAGATCAGAAAGGCAAAGCGCAAGGTCGAGGGCTTCACGGATCCTGCGAACATCAAGAAGGCAAAAGCCGAGCTGAGACAGGCTCAGAAGAAGCTGAAAGACTTCATCGACAAGGTCAATGCCGAGGAGGGCGAGACTGTTCTCAGGCGTGACGAGGGCAAGGAGAAGGTGTATGAGGGAGAGGTTAAGCCTAAGTACAAGACTGAGCCGCCTGTCAGCGATGCTCCTGTGCCTGAGGGCAAGGCTGTTGAGGTCACTGTCAGCGAGCCTGAGAAGGCGGAGGGGGCTTATACAGAGGAACCTGTTCCGCAGGCTGAAAATGTTAATAATACGTCTATTGACATTTCGGCAGAAAATGGTATAATAGAATCAGGAAATAATCACGCTCTTGGAGATTCCTCAGCAGAGCAATATGAGCCTAACTATTCTTTTGAACCTAAAGTTACTCCAGAAGTTCAGGAAGCCTTTAACGAAGAGTATAATAAGGCTGTTGAATTATATGGTGAAATCAATACTGTTTCTGGTGTTGATGTGATGACAGATGTTTCAAAAGATGAAGGAAATTACAATGATAATAGTCGCTGGATTTCACTTCGCCATGCAGAAAAGAAAAATGGTTTAAAATTAATGGCTGCTGTTGCGCAAGAGAAATATAAAAACGGTAAATGGTCAACTGGTCATCCACGACACGCAATGAGACATGAAATAGGTCATGCTATACAGCTCCATTATAGTATGAATGACACAAACTGGTCGGAAAAGTTGCTTAAAATATCTGATATCTTTCAAAAAGCCATTCAAGAAATTGAGGGGTATACAATGCCGTCATCATATATTGGTGACGATATTGAGGAATTCATTTCCGAATGTGTAGCTGCAAGCTTTTTAAATCCTAAGAAGCAATCAAAAACTGTTAAGGCTGTTTTCAGAATAATTACAGGGGGTGCGTAATATGCAGGAAATGCCAATTAAAATTGCAGAATGGACTGAACTAAGATTCCCAGAAGGAAGACGTTTCCTTAAAGACGATGCTCCTGATGATGTTCGCCGTGAAGCTCTTGAATGGGAAAGAGAGTTCAATAATAAAACAGGCCGCAGACGTATAGTAAATATTGATATAGAAACCGCCCAGCAATGAGCGGTTTTCTTATACCCATTTGTGCAGTCAACTGCACACCTGAATACTGCAAAAAGCGTTTGCTAAGGACATAAATGTCCTCAGCAGGCGCTATTTTTATACCCTGAAGGAGGTGAGGAGAATGGAATATGAAGTGATTTACAATGGAGCTGACGAAGAAGGCATTGAAGTCAAGAATATGCTTCAAGACCTTTTGAATATAGTTTCTGAATCAGTTGAAACTAAGTTGCAAGTGCTATTTTTATATCCAAATGAAAGTGAGGAATAAACAATGCCAACAGAAGACGACAAGAACAAGGCAGGCGCTCAGGGCGCTCAGAATGCCGCAGAAGGGCAGGGACAGTCCACAGGTGAAACTACACCGGCAGATAGTCAGAACGGCAACAGCGGTGAAACTGGACAGGCTGAGGATACACTTCCTAAGACACAGGAAGAACTCGACAAGCTTATTGAGCGCAGACTGAAAAAGGAACAGAAGAAGTGGGAGAAGGCACAGTCGCAGCCAAAGGTTGCTGAGCCTAAGACTGAGGGTGACGGCAATACTCCCACAGCAGCTCCTGACAACTCCGCAGAGATCGCATCCCTCAAGAGTGAACTTCAGGAGGCAAGAGCACAGAACACCGCTGCCAAGCTCGGTTTCAAGGCTGATGCTATTGACGATGCGGTATATCTCGCAATGAGGAACGCTGCCAAGAACAATGACGGCGAGTTCGACGATGAGGACATCAAAACAGAGCTTTCCGCTGTCCTCAAAAAGCATCCAGAATGGAAAGCTGATGCAGGCAAGGCGACAGGTTTCCGTGTCGGAGCGCCTGAGCCTAAGCAGTCTGCAAACACTATCAAGTCAACAGCGCAGAAACGCTGGAATAGATTTAACCACTAAGGAGGTACAATTATGCCAAACACAAGTAACTATGCTGAGGTGTGGGAGAGCGATCTTCTTGAAATCAGAATTCAGGATACGCTTTCAAGTCCGTTCGTGACTACTAATGTCAGATGGCTTGATGCAAAGACCTTCCACTTCACACAGCAGTCCACATCGGGATACAAGTCCCACAACAGAAACGGTGGCTGGAATTCAGGTAAGTACGTTCAGACGGATGTACCGTTCACAGTTACCCACGACAGAGATATCGAATTCCTGGTAGACAAGGCTGACGTTGATGAGACAAATCAGACTGCATCTATCATGAATATCTCTAAGACATTTGAGACTACTCAGGCTTCTCCTGAGCAGGATGCGCTGTTCTTCTCCAAGACAGCTGCCAAGGCTGAGAGCGTTGCTGGTTATAACAGCGCGACAGCAGCAAACTCATACACTAAGTCCAACGTATTCGATAAACTCAAAGGCTTCCTTGCAGCCGGCAAGCTGAGAAGGTACAAGGCTCAGGGAGCACTTATTATGTACGTAACGTCTCAGGTTATGGATCTGCTTGAACAGTCAACGGCATTTACTCGCAAGATCGAGATGACGCAGATTTCCGAAGGTGCCGGCACAGGTCTTGAGACAAGAGTTACCGACATCGACGGCGTACCGGTTATGGAAGTCATCGACGATGAGCGCTTCTACGACCGCTTCAACTTCGATCCTGAGGACGGCGGATTTGAGCCTGCACTTGCTGACTATGCTCTTACTGAAGATACTGACATTGTCAGTGGAAAGACTTACTATACACGTTCCGGTTCTGCGGGAGCATATGTCTATACTGAGGTCGCAAATCCTGCAAAGGCAGATCTCGGCAGCTACTATGAGAAGACTGCTCTCGGTTCCCGCAAGATCAATGTGCTCATTGCTTCTCCACTCACTACAAAGGTTGTGCCGAAGATCTCAAGCATCTATTTCTTCGCTCCCGGAAGCCACACAAAGGGAGATGGCTACCTCTATCAGAACCGTGCGCTCTCTGATGTATTCACCTTCCCGAACGGCAAGGACGGCAATATCGACAGTATCTATGTTGACGTGGATACTACCGAATACACAGGCTCATGAGCACATATCTGCCGCCTGAGGAGTATAGCGGCGCTATACCTGCCGAAGAGGTCGAAGCAAGACTGAAAAGAGCCTGCCGCGACATTGACAGTCTGACATTCAACAGGATAGTTGAGAAAGGCTTTGAGAATCTGACTGAGTTTCAACAGGAGCTTGTCAAGGAAGCGGTAAAGCTTCACGCTGACTTCTGTTACGAAAACGCTGAGCTGCTTGACAGCCCGCTCGCTTCATACGCTATAAACGGTGTGAGCATGAGTTTTGACAAGTCGAAAATAGTCACGATCGGCGGCGTTACGACTTCAAGCGAGGTCTACGGACTGCTTATGCAGACGGGATTATGCTGCCGAAGCTTAGCGGGCGGATAATATCTGCCTACGATACAGAGGTGATATTATGAAGTTTCCACAACTTGTGCCGGATAAGGTATGCACTACACCTATAACCGTTTACCGGGAGGGCGGTCTCAATCGGGACGGCTCTCCCAAGCGCACGGTGATCTTCGAGGGCAAGTGCAACTACTCAGAAAAGACCTATCAGCGAATGACC